GAATATGGGATGTAGCTACGTGAGTATGCCATAAAGTATGACTAAATCTATTATCAAGAACGCACGCATAGCAAGATGGGTTTTTAGGAATTAAATTACAGGTTTTAAAGATAGATTTTACTGTTTCTAAGAAACAATTGTATAAATCTACAAAATCTTCAGACATATTTATCGTATAACTAAAATCAAATATTCTGGAACGCAGAACATTCTCTAACATTCTATCTTGTCTGTATTTAAATTGTTTTTCGAAGTTTTTTTGAAATATTAGCACTTTTATTCTTCTTTCGTTTTGTAACTTTACCACCGACAGAAAAACCTTTTAGTAAAGAGCCATAATATTTAGCTGAACTTTTATTTCTTAGATTTTTTCCCGCGTAACTTCCACCGAGACTAGGTCCTACATAGTTTTTCACTATGAATTCTTCCCGTAAGCTCTTCCTCTGCCTTTTTTAGCAAGTTTTACGTGACCACCGTGTTTAAAACCAGCATCAGATGTTTTTTCACCTTTATCTTTTTTAGTAATCCAAGATTTAGATTTGCCTTCATCTTCAGATTTTTTAGTAATCCAACTTGGTGATTCATCATCAGTATTAGATTTTTTAGTAATGTATTTACTCTCTTTTTTCTTTTTCTGAATCCATTTGTTTGATTCATCATCAGTGTTTGATTTTTTTTTAATCCAGTCACTCATATTATCTCATACCCTTCATTGCAGTTAACAACATAGGTGGTTTTTTCCTATTTTGTTTTTTATTTTTTGTAAGTAATTTTTTAAGTGCAGCAGCTTTGTTAATTGGAGCTGGTGAACCACCTTTTAATTTAGGTCTTACAAAATCTCGTCTCATTAGCTTTTCTTAAGTTCTTTTATGATTCTTTTTTTCTCAGCCTTAAGATTTTTTTTGCCTTTTTTAGATTTTGCTTTTTCAGAATCAACTCTTCCAAGCTCTTCAAGTCTGTTCATACGTTTTGTATTTGTAGAACCTCCTCTAGCAAATCTAAATCTTGCAGGTCTTATACCGTTTTGTCTCATAAGTTATCTCCTTATTTTTTTTTCTTCTTCATCGGCTTTTTAATGACACCTTTTGCCATTAAAATATCTTTTTTAGTTACCTTACCATCACCAGAGTGATCTGGGAATTTATTTTTTTTCTTTTTCATTTTTTTCCTCCTCCATTACGGAATATTTGTGTTCCCTTTATACCATATATGCTCGCAACCACAAGGATCCACAAGTTTGTGAACCAACTAGGGAGCTCCGAAAACATCTTAAAGAACAATTTTACTTTGTCCATCGCTGTCGGATCATCCGATACGACTGCCCAGGCCAAAATTACCACGGGCAAACTGAGAATTATGAGGACGGCCTCGTCCTTCCAGTCTGACTGACGAGCCTCTAATAATTTGCCTTGGTAAGCTTCCTTACCTTCGGCCATACGAGACGCGTGCATAAGCTGTGCTTCTGACATAGCCATTTTTGTTTTCTGCTTGTTAGCATAAATTTTACTTCCTGCAGAAACGGCTAGTTTAATTGCCGAGAACCACATACTAGTACCACTTAGCTGTTTTTTTCTTGTCAGCTAACATTCTTTTAGTCCCTTTAATTTCAACTGTATCACCAGTAGCGATTTGGTTGAACGCACCATCAGCTGTAGATTTTGATCTTGGATCAATTTCTAAGTTCTGACTAGGGATAGAAATGTCAACACTCTTAGCGTAACCATCTTTGTTAGTAAAAGTTGTATCTTTTTTCATTTTTTTCTCCTTATTTACTTAATGTTATCGCAAATCTAGCTTTTTGTCTAGTTTGCATCACTTATTCTCGCCTTCGTACTTCTCAATTTCAACACTTGGCATTAATTTATCAACACTTGGAATAGTTTTACTCAAAATTGTCTTTTCAATCGAAGTATCAGCTCTTAATTTAGCTAAATCTTCGTTCTGTTCCAGTTTTTCGTCTTGATTTGCTTGGTTCATCATCGTTTTCATTCTATCAAGGTTGATTTTTTCTTGATCTTGTCGTTTTTTACGCTCATTATCCATAGCTCGTATGTCTAATTCTCTTGCTCTTAGCTTAGCAATAGGATCATTGTCAAATTGTGATGTAATTTTCTTCTCTTCAGTCATAAATTCTTCCATCATTTCAGCAATTAGTTTTGCTTTTCTTGCTTCAATCTGATTTGCCATACTTTGTAACTGCGGAGCCATCTGTTGCTGCAGCGCAGGGTTCTGTTGCATCATCATTTGCATTTGTTGCATCTGTAATAACTCATTTCTAAATTCTAATTCAATTTGTTCTTGAGACATTAGAGAAATATGTTCCATAATATTTTTTTCTAAAGCTGCAATTACCATTGGATTGTTTCTAGCAATGTTAGTTGCCATAAAAGCTAAGTGAGCAGTTATGTGTGCTCTATGATCTTGACCTGGAAATGCTTGAAACATTCTGCCAGCCATTGCATCTATGTGTTCAATTGCAGGATCTTTTGGTGCAGGTGGTTGTGGTTTAACTAAAAGTTGATCAATATTTTTTACACCTAAAGCTTCATACATATTTCTGTACGCAGTGTACATATTATGCATCTGCGGATTTGAGGTTGCCAGCTGCAACTCTGTTTGCGCGAGGGAAATACGCTGAGTTTGTGAAAAAATGTTGGGGTCGGCAACTGGCATTATATCTACTCTGTCATCAAAGTCTGTTTGTTTAATCGTTCTTTGACCCCCAACGACATCATATGGATATTCTTGTGGTAGATATAACTTGAATATTCTAGCTAGTAATTTGAATTCCAATTTAAGAGCTGAATAAATTCTTTTATGTATTGCAGACATAGTTCTAGAACCACGCTCTAATAAAGCGACTGTAGTTCCAACTGCAGCTTGTTGATTACCATCACCAACTTGCATATCAGCAATAGATGCAAATCTTTGACCTGCTTGAACAACTATGCCCATTAATTGTAATAAAGTTTGAGAAGGCTCTTTGAATGGTAACATCATAAATGAATCTTTTAAGTTACCACCTGGAGCGTCTACGTCTCTAAACTCACCTGGTTGTATTGATTGTGCGTCGTCTCTAATTCTAATACCACGCATTTTAAATCCGGCGGGTAGGTTGGAGAGCGTACCCGCATCCAATAATTGACGTAGAGCTGACGTTGCAGTTCTTGATAAACCACCAATCATATGGATGAGACCGAAGCCGTAGAATCCTAGTCCTGGCAGAAATTTAAAGTGGACAAAGTATTGGACTTTGTTTTTCTTCGGATCTCCAATTTCGTAATTTCTTCTAATAGATAAAATTTCTCTAGACGCTTCTTCTAAAGTTACAATGTAAGGTATTTTAATACCTGACTCTTCACCTGTTTGTGGATCTGTATCTTCAAAACCTTCTAGGTCTAAATTAATATGACATTCTAATAAAGTATAAATATCTTCATCTTTTGTTTTTGTAGTTCCTTCTAGTTCTCTCTCTTTTTTCTGAACTTCAGATTCTTTGTTAACAGGATGTCCTAATTCTATGTCTTTATAAAATCCTGCAACTTGTTGTTTTCTAATTTCATTACCTGCCATTTTTACACGATGAATAATCGCTTCCGCATCATCTAATGAGGTAGCTGTGTACGGAACGATTAAATCATCTGCTGGGACAAACTTAGATACAGCTCGTCCTTCAAGTTCATCATAATAAACTTTCTTAAATGCTGAACCTGCTAAAGGTAAGTTAAATAACATCTGGTCAAACTCTGGTTCGTATTCTTTCATTTGATCCATAAGTTGATAATTCATAAAATTTTTTACTCTAACTGCCTGATCGTTTTTTTCAGGAGTTGGAATTCCCATTACTTGAGTTCTAACAGGACCATCTGCTGGTAATAATTCTTTGTAAGCTAGTGCTTGGAATTGAGTAGCTGCTTCAGCTAAAACTGGGTGAGTTGCACCTGATGCACCTTGGAATGGTTCTGATCTTTGATCATATTTAAATCCTAATAAATCTAAACCTTGAACATAACTTCTTTCCCAATCTTTTCTAGACATTGAGTAGTCTTGATACTTTCCATTAAGATCAGAAGACAATTTTGCTAATACTTCGTCTGGTAAAAATTCTGCTAGGTTAGCGAAGTGTTCATCGCCACCTTCTGGTGATACGGTATTTGGATCAAAATTTATATCAACTGATCCATCTTCGTTTTCAACTGTTTCTACACCGTCAGGAGATTCTTGAGCTGTCTCTTGTGCTTCAACAATTGTTTCTTTTATCTCTTCTTCACCCGGAACGGTAATCGTTTTTCTAGGCTCGTTTGGTAGAGCCTTGTCTGTGTTGTCTGCCATTTTGTTTCTCCAATTTAGTTGTTTTAACAGTATTATAATTAACTTTCAACCCCTGAGGCGTGGGTCCGGCTTTAGGCGGCAGGAGCCAGGTC